CAAGAAGAGAAGTGAATGTACCTGTAAATAAAGCACTTTACGCTAGAGTAAAAGCTGAAGCTAAACGTAAGTTTGCTGTTTATCCTTCTGCCTATGCTAATGCTTGGTTAGTCCGAGAATACAAAAAGCGTGGTGGAACTTATAGAGTGGAGAAAAAACGTGCCACAAAGAAAAAAAAGTAGTCCTAATCCAAGAGCTAAAGGTGGTTTAACACGTTGGTTTAAGGAAAATTGGGTTGATGTAAAAACTGGAAAACCTTGTGGCCGTCAAAAAGGAGAAAAAAGAGGTTATCCAGCTTGTAGACCAAGTAAACGTGTCTCAAGTAAGACACCTAAGACAGTAGGAGAGATGACAGCAAG